ACGGTGCTCAACGATAACCCGCTTGCCTACTACCGCTTAGATGAACCATCGACGACAGTTGCCTATGATGCAACCTCGCACAGCTACAACGGCACGCCAACCGGCGGAGTGACGTTCGGGGCTGCCGGCGCTATCCTCATCGATACCGATACTGGCATGAGCTTTAACGGCAGCACAGGCTATGTTGCGCTCCCGGCGGGGCTTTCCCTCAATGGTGCAACCGCTTTCTCGGTAGAGGCGTGGATACAGCCCAATGCGACCTTTGCGCAGTTCGCGCGCATCGTGGCCTCTGACATAGTAAACAGCAACAAAAAAGGCTTCCAGATGGGCGTAAATCCCAATGCAGCGGGCTTGTTCTTTAGCATTGGCGACGGGACGAACATGTACGAAGTCATTTCCAATAGCGCCATCTCAACGGTGGGCTACACCTACGTCGTGGGCGTGTGGAGCGGCTCACTGCTCTACATTTATGCGAACGGGAAACTTATCGCCTCGCTGCCTGCATCCATCACGCTTGGTGCGGCTACCTACTCCCTCAACATCGGGCGCAGCCCTGATAATTCGAACTACTTCCCAGGCCAGATCGACGAGGTGGCGGTCTACAACTATGCACTCACACCGTTGCAAATCAGCAATCACTACGCCCTCGGCATCACACAGGTGGCCTCAAGCACGGTCATCGACGGGAGCCAGATTGACCAATACTATAACCCACCCACCTTGAAGCGCGCCAACCCGAAATATAGGGATACGCAGTACGCCATCGGTGGCACCCAACAAACGCTCCAGCAGGACGAGATACGCATAGGTGATGGTACCACGACTTCCTGGGCGATGGGCTATCAACTTTCGGCTACGCCCTCGGTCAGTGTCAACCTCGGTAATGGCTCAGGGGGCTACCTGGGCTACAGCCCGAAGAGCGTGGGCATTAAGGGCGTCGACACCAACACGGACTTTTACTGGAATAAGGGAGATGCAACGATCACGCAAGATAGCAGCGGCACAAAACTACGTGGTAGCCCGTACAACGACCTCTTGCAAGTCATCTACTACGGGCAGTTTCCCTCGACATTCCTATCGCAGAATACAGCGCAGGTCACGTACCAACAAAATCTGGACGCAACCAGTGGCATCGTTGAGGATGTATTGGTCGATAGCACTATCAGCGATGCCGCGACTGGCCTATCTAAAGTGACGAGCACGCTCACGCGCTACGGGCAACAAGGGCAACTGCTCGAATTCTCTACGCTGCTCTCTGGCTTTGCGCCGGGGCAAGTCGCCCCTGTGTTACTACCCTTCTTTGGCATCAATAGCACACAGCAAATGCTCATTGAAGATGTGACGGCATCCGACCAGCAAGACGGAATCAACATTTGGTATCGCGTAAAGGCGATCCTGGGGCCATATGACACAACCTGGGTGGCCTTTTTCAGCAGCTTACTTTCAACGGTGCAGCAGGCCAACTCGATCAATATCGGCGTCTCGCAAACGCTTTCGCTGCTGGCGTCCTTTACGGCCAGCACCACGCCGACGGCTGGCCTGGCGATATCCATCTTTGCCTGTCCACTGCCCGCGACGACGCAGTTCCCAAGTACGGCAACGTACCCATGCTAAGGAGAGAGAAATGAGATCACTTTTCACGCAGAACGGCTTCACTGCTCACACTGATCATTCTATGGTTTTCAAGTATCGTTTCTATCTTCAACGGGCGCATCTCGGTATCAAGAACAGTAGTAGCTATAGCGGCCTCGGCATTGAAGCTATCAACTGTTACAGTCTTCTTCTCACGAGGTGCAAGTATATAGGTTACTTTCTCGCCATGCAATTGCCCCGTAATCTGCATGTAATGCACGGTGCTCGTATTCTCAAGCGTCATGTTTGCTATCATCTCATGCCTCCTTTTGCAGAACAGTATAGCACAGAAAGGGAGGTCGTATGACTACCGCGCTTACACTCTTTCTCTCCAATGCGGCCAGCGTAACGATAAGCACCGCCAATCAGTTGTATACCATCACCGGCAATCCATCTACCACCGTAGCACGTACCAAGCTGAGCACCAGTACCGGCTATGGCGAGATTTTAGCACAGCCTCCAGTGGGAGTGGCGTGGGCGGCTGGCGGCAGCATCGGCGCGCAGAGCGGCAAGGGCTTCTTCCTGGACGCCGCTTCGCTCTCCGTGCAGCAAATCCCTGGGGGAAATTGGTCGGCGACGCTGACGATGAACTCGCAACAAAACGCCGTCCCAGGCGGAACGCTGATCGGCGATTTCTACCTGCGCGTTTCCAAGTATGATGGGGTTAGTACCTACACGACGATGCTCACCATGAGCTTGCTTGCACAAACACTCACCAGCACCTCGCTCACCATGAACTTTAGCGGCAGCCTGGGTACAGCAACCACCTTTGCAAGCACCGATTTCTTATACATCGACCTCTGGGCCAACATCACCACCAACGGTAACGCCAATGTCAACCAGCAAATCGGCTTGCAAAAGCTCTCGACGGACACGGCAGGGAAAACCGGATCAACCGGCGGGCAGATCGTCACGCCAGGCTATGCGCCCCTCACCAGTACGGTATCCATTACCAACGCAGGACTGAACCTCCTGCGGGATGGCCTTGCCGGGGCCACCAGCCCAACGATCACCTACGTGGCCTTCGGCACGGCCAACACCACGCCGCAGAGCAGCGATACGAGGCTTGGGGCTGAGGTGTTTCGCAAAAAGGTCACCAGTTACAGCAACGGGGCCAATCCCGGCGAGGTCTTTATCAATATGTACCTTGCCCCAGGGGAGTCGGTGGGCACGAGCATTCAGGAAGTGGGCTTTTTCGGTGGAAGCTCTGCCACAGGCACTGCCAATACTGGTGTACTCCTGGCCAGGAGCCTCTACAACCATATCAAGACCAATCAAGAATCCATTCAATTTCAATTAGATTTCACGGCATAACCATAAGCAAGAAAGGAGCATGCTATGGGAGGGTATACATCGACCGGCCCGTTCGTCAATGGAGCGGCGCCAGGCATCAGCGCCACGTTTCTGAACAACGTCGAGAACTGGATCAATCAGGTCGAGGGCGATATCAGTAGCGTGGTGCTTTCCGGCGGTACAGCAGGCACGGCCACCTGCTATCAGGTAATGCAAGGCACCTTCAAATATACGCTGATACAACTGAGTGGCTTCAGAACGGCAGGCTCGCCGCAGCAGATCACCTTGCCGGTGGCCTATACCTTCGGCGCCTATATCCGCACCACCGACCTGGAGACCATGAGCGTGCGCTCTGGTGGATCAGACCAGACAACGCGCACCATGACCGCCTTCCCGTCAGGTGCAGGGGTTGCCGGTGGCTCGGTGAGCGGCACGGTCTTTAATGGCTGGTCGTTCGTCCACACCGTCTCTGGCTTCAATCAGTTCAACTTTGGCGCAAGCTGGTCGGCCAACCGTAGCGGTTTCGTTGTCATCGAAGGAGTGTAGCGAAATGTGGCAAACAACCCTGATGATCTTTTATCTCTGCTGGCTCGTGACCGTGCTTGCGCTCTTATTTTCCATCTTTCTCATGACCTATCGCTACATTCATAAGATGGAGGAGACGATGATAGCGAGCCGTGCGATCTCGGCAGAGGCGGCTCTCAAATCGGCGGAAGCGGCGGCAAAACTGGCGGAGATGCTTGAGGCGCGTGAGCATCATGCCTGATTTCGGTGCATTCTTGCCAGTGCTCAGTATCATGATCGCGCTTGGGGCAGCGATTAGCGTGGTCATCGCTTTCTTGGGCAATCGGAATCGGGGGCTTTCTGAGGTGCAGAGCAGCACGATCACAGCCTTGCAGGCACAAAATCAGGCGCAGGAGCAGCAAATCAAGATACTGGAAAAGAAGATCACCAGGTTGGAGGGCGTGCTTTCCACGCTGCAATATACCTTGCGGGAGCGGCGACGGCTGCGCCTGGAAATTAAGGATGAATTTGTCATCCTCTACGACGAGCGCACCGGCGCGGAGATCACCGTGCCTGTGCAAATACATATAACCGACAAACACGAGGCCATACCAAAGGAGGACTAATAATACATGGCAGGCTTAACAACACAAGCGCAAAACAACCTTTTGAATCTCATGAAAGGCACAACATGGCCCACGACCGGAGCATGGGGAGCGGCACCGGCTAATACCTACGTGGGACTCTTTACCACAGCGCCAACCACCGATGCCAGCGCCAGTTATACAGGCACCGAGGTCTCAGGCGGCTCCTATGCACGTGTAGCCGTTGCATCAAGCGGCTGGTCAGCAATCACTGGCGGATCAACGGCGCCGTCGCAGATCAGCAATAGCGGCGTGATCACATTTCCGACACCCACCGTATCCTGGGGAACCGTGCTGGCCGTTGGCATCTTCGACGCATCGACAACGGGCAATCTGCTGTGGTGGAATACCATCACATCCCAGGCAATCGGAATTGGGGTTGTCGCGTCTTTCGCCATAGGCGCGCTTGTGATGACGATGGATTAGTTGATATATAGTATAAAGGAGAACGAAAATGGCAGTAGGAAGCACCCCTCGAGACTCTGGCAATATCCCGTTGGGATGTGCAGGCGCTGTAGGCGATCCGACACCACAGCAAATACGAGGCGGGAAAGAATACACCGATAGTCAGAGCAACATTACAACCAATATTGCCGTCACACCGGAAGATGGCTGGAAGGCAACATACTCTTTTGCAAAACTTGGGCTGGTGCCTGCTGCATCGCCTACTGATATCTTCACGATCACAGGCAGCGCCACAAAGATCGTAAGAGTGACGCATATCGAAATGAACGGGATAAGCTCGGCGGCTGTCAACACGCCGATTGACGTGTTATTGCTCAGGAGATCAACGGCGGATACAGGGGGGACGAGTACGGGTAGCCCAACGGCTGTACAGCATGATACCAATGATGCAGCAGTCACCGCAACGGTGCTGGCCTACACAGCCAATCCCACAACTGGCACGCTTGTCGGTACGGCTATCAGGAACTTAAAACTCTGGTTGGGCCTATCACCGCCAACGGTAACCGATTTTCCAGAGGGCAATACGATTGTGTGGGACTTTGGAAACAGGCCAGGCGAGGGTATTGTCCTGCGTGGGATTGCTCAAGTGCTTGCAATCAATCTTAACGGTGTCACGACCCCGGCTGGTTGCTCTTTGAATATTAGCGTGGAACTAACGGAAGAATAAAGCGGTGGCCTGGGTTGACAAGAATTATCTCTATAAGAAGCGCCTGGTCATTGACCATACCAGGGTCAGTGGCGGGGGCGATCTTGTCAATTTTCCAGTGCTCATTTCGTTCACAAGCGCTGACCTGAAAACGGTGGCGAATGGTGGCCTGGTGCAGAGCGCATCAGGCTACGATCTCATCTTTGTCAATGGCTCGGAAACCA